AAGATTTCTCATAGAGAAAAATGGGAAACAAAATTCATTGGACAGATTCACGACAGTATGGTTCTTGATGGACCTCTTTCAGAAACAAAGCATGTTGTAAAAATAATTAAAAGGGTTTGTGAGGTTGATGTGTTGAAAAAATTTAAATGGATTAATGTGCCTTTTGGCATTGATATAGATGTGTCTAAAGTCAATGGAAATTTTGCGGAGATGAATGAATATGAATGAAGTCAGTTTTGAAACAGATGTGAAAATAGTAGGTAAAGATGAAATTAGGATGATAAATTACAGTGTTTATGATGGTACAAAAACAATCACAAGCTATGACATAATGGATTTAAAAGAATTAGAAATAAGACAAGCATTGATTAAATTAGGATGGATTCCACCTAAACATTTTTGTAAATTATGTGGAGGTGATGTGCAAGATTGTAGTAATCCTTATTTAAATCAAGATGGTGATAATTGTTATTCTGTGAGATGTAGAAATTGTGGTTCTTATTATATTAGAAAGGAGGTTATATGAGTTTACCATTAAAGTATAGACCTAAAGATTTTGATGAAGTAGCAGGAAATAAAGGTGCTATTTCTATGTTGGAAAACATTCTTGAAAAAGATATGAAAGACATTCCAAAAGTGTTTTTATTTATTGGGGAAAGTGGAACAGGTAAGACGACTATTGCCCGGATTATGAAAGAAAAATTAAAGTGTTCTGATATGGATTTTCATGAATTTAATGCTTCTGATGATAGGGGCATAGGGACAATAAGGGAAATCAGGTCATCTTCAAAGAACAATTCATTTACAGGTGGAAATAAGATATACCTACTTGATGAGTGCCACCAAATCACAGCCACGGGACAGGCTGCTGCTTTAAAAATGTTAGAGGATGTTCCTAAGAAAACCTTCTTTTTCCTTTGCACAACAAATCCTGAGAAATTAATTAGGGCTTTGCGGTCAAGGGCAACAATAGTTGAAACAACACCGCTCAATACAAAGCAAATGTCAAAACTTATTGACAGGATTCTGAAAAAAGAAAGAATCAAAAAATTCCCTAAAGAAGTTAAAAATACTATCATAGAAAATTCTTATGGTGCTTCCAGGGATGCTTTAAAACTTTTAGATGCTGTGTCAGGGATGAAAAAAGAGAAACAGATGTTGAAGGTTGTTTCTTCAGGAATTCCTGATGAAAGTGGTGTATATGAATTGTGCATGTTGATGTTGAATAAAGGGACAAAATGGAAACAAGTTGCTGATGCTATAAAAGCTATCACGGTTACTGACCCTGAATCTGTTAGAAGGCATATATTAAACATAATGGGTGGTATACTTTTAAATAGAGGGAACATAAAAGCTGCTGTTATTATTGATATATTTTCAGATAATTATTTTGACGGTGGAAAGCCAAAATTTATCAAAGATTGTTTTGAAGCTATTAATACATAATGCTTGTATTCCTTATCTCTATGTGATATCATATATCATAAATAAAAGAGGGAAATATAACAATGAATGATTTTAAATATTTTAAAAAATGGTTAGATATTAAAGAAGTTAAGGAAGAGAAGTCTCCACTAATAGATAAAGCACTCTATTATATTAGAGAAAAAGAAATGGGTAGAGATCATACTGAGAAATTTTTAATGGAAGCAGTGCCTATTTGTTTTGATGGTGAAGGTAAAAAGTTATCAGGTACTCAAGTTAGAGATATAGTAAAAACAATTCTTAAAAAAATGGATAAATTTCTTTAAATATATAAAGGAGGGAAATATCAATGGAAGATGGTTATCAAAAAGACTTGGAGATTGCCAAACATTCCCTTGATTGGGAATGGCAGAGACAAGCCGGTTTATTCCTTAAATATTCTGATGAATTTGCAAATGCTAATTTACTTCGTGATAGGGCAAAAGAAAATATTGAGATTGTGAAAGCGGAACTTAACAAATCAATTCTTGCTGATCCTGGGAAATTCAGCATTGATAAGATAACGGTTGCTTCTGTTGATGCTGTTATCAAAACGGATAAGAAAGTCATTAAAGCTATTGATAAGTGGTTACAGTTAAAGTATGAAGCTGAGATATTTGGTTCTGCTAAACAAGCATTTGAACATAAAAAATCAGCACTGGAACATCTTGCTAAACTTTATCTTTCTGGTTATTGGAGTAGTCCACGAATTTCATCTGATGCTAAACAAGAAGTTGAAACGAGTAAAAAGAAAAAAATGGTTAAGAAGTTAAATAAAAGCACACGTTTAATTAAAAGGAAAAAGAAAAAGGAGCACAAACAATGAAAAGATTTATTGCTTCTCTTTTTAATGGAAAAAAGAAATGCTGTTTGTGTAACGAATATGTCAATATAAATGACTTAAATTGTATAGATGATTGGGGCATCTATTCAAAAAATAAGATATACTACCATAAAAATTGCTTTATGGATATTTTGAGGCATCCAACAACGTATTCAAATACCCAGGTAGATCAAGCAATAAGTATTGCTGATCATATTAAAGATAAACAATGGGACTCAGAAGTCGTTATTAAAAAATGTGATGAATTACTGCTTGAACAAGAATTATTTTAATTAAAAGAAAAAAGAAAAATGATTAAAAAGCATTTAGACATGTTGGGAAGAAAAAGGACTGACAAAGTAACTGGTATTTCTGGTGTTGTAACTTCAATCAGTTTTGATCTTTACGGTTGTATTCAGGTTATTATCACTCCGAAAATTAAAGAAGACGGAACATTGCCAGATTCAAGATGGATGGATGTGTCCAGAATAGAAATTGATTCAGAACCAGTTATTAAACAACCTGATTTTAATAAAGGATATGTTGCAGAAGGGTTTAAAGGCGCAGCAATAAAACCATTAATGTAATTAAAAGGGAATTAAGTAAAATGGCGAAAAGTAAAAAAATAAGTGCATTCCGTAAAAAACTTGGCAAGAAAGCAAAAGACTCTTTGATGGAAAGAACCAAAGCTTCTTACAATACAAAAGATGGTATTGGTTTTAAAACATATATTTCAGATGATTGTAAACTTCCCCAATTTTATTGTAAAGAAGGGGATCATTGTATTGATATCATCCCTTTTATTGCCGGTGATAATCATCCTAATGTTAAAGAAGGCACTGCTGCATATAATATTGATGTTTGGGCACATACATATGTTGGTACCAACAAATGTTCTGTTCTTTGCCCTGCCCGAAATTTTGATAAAAAATGCCCTATTTGTGAAGCCGCTGAAAAACTTCAAAATACAGAAGGTCATAATGAGCAAGCTTTAAAAGCGTTATTTCCAAAACGAAGGGTTGTCTATTATATTATTTGTTATGATAATCCAAAAGAGGAAGCAAAAGGTATTCAGGTTTGGGAAGCTTCACATTATACAACTGAAGCAAATATAATTGCGGTTTCCAGAAACCGTAGAACTGGTGGTTATGATGCATTTGCTGATCCCGATAATGGTAAGACAATTGAATTTGAGAAAAAAGGAAAAGGAGTAATGACACGGTTTGAGGGGTATAAACTTCTTGGTCGTGAAGAGCCTATTTCAGATGAGATACTTGATCAAGCAAGTGTCCCCCTTGATGAGTTTCTTGAAATATTATCTTATGAAGAAATTAAAACAATAGCCCTTCTGGATGACGATGACATGGATGAAGAAGATGAAGAAGATGAAGAAAACGAAGATGACGATGAAGAAAACGAAGATGACGATGAAGAAAACGAAGATGAAGATGAAGATGAAGATGAAGATGAAGATGAAGATGAAGAAGAAAACGAAGATGAAGATGAAGATGAAGATGTAGAAGACCTTCTTGAAGATTTGTCTTTTAAAAAGAAAAAGAAACTCGCAAAGATTCTGGGTGTTAAAGTTATGAAAAAAGAATCTAAACAAGATAAACTTCTTTGTGAGGAAGAATATGAAGATGTTGAAGAAGCAATTGATGAAATGAATGCTTCCAAAACTAAGGTTGTAAAGAAACGTAAAAAGAAATAACATAATTTGCGGGTAGGAATATAAAGCTGAAACAGTCCCAGTCTAATAAATTGGTTGTCCGATCCCGCATACTAAAACTCAATTTAATAGTGTATAAAGTCTCATGGAGAAATGATGGCATTTATCAATGGAACGATCACTCGATATAACTGTCCTATTTGTGGTTTAGGGTGCAAAGCTATATATAAATCACGTTTGGAAAAATTTGTATATTACCATGCAGAGGGATGTCTATTTCTAATTAATGGTTATCCAGGAACATGTGATAATTCTGGTAAGGAATTGTCTCAAGATGAAATCTCCACAACTCATAACCCAAATATAGTATCGTCAGGGCCTGTTATTTATGAGGGTTTCTAATATAGAAACCCTTATGTGGAATAATGACGAAAGGACAATATGACAATTAAGTGTATCGATAAAACTAAGTGTCATAAGTGCAAAGTATTTATTGAGTGTTGCGGTACTTCCATTTGTGATCTTCCTGGTTTCAATGTATTTGAACTTGCTAAAAAAAAGTGGTGTAAGAATACAATCAAAGAAAGCAAACAGATAATTAAATTTGCTGAAAAACGTTTAAAGGAAATAGAAAGAAATGGCAGCAAAAATAATAGGAAAAAAGAAATTAAAAAAATCAGAAAAAAGAGAAAAATTAAAAAACATTAAAAAAGCCTGTTCCCATCCAAAAAAGATATACACTCCTATCAATACTGATATCATTGTTTCTACTGGTTCAACACTTCTTGACCTTGCTATTTCTGGGGGACGTATCAGGGGAGGTGGTATTCCTGGTGGAATTATGATTGAGATATATGGACCAAGCGGTGCTGGTAAGTCCTCTTTAATGTGTGAAATCGGTGCTTCCATACAGTATAAAGGTGGTGAAGTTAAGATTGTTGATCCTGAAGCAAGACTTGATAGACCATACACAAAAACATATGGTCTTAATATCACTGATAAGAATTATCATAGAGTTGATACTGTGGATGAAGTTTTCAAGATACTACATGATTGGGAACCACCAAATGAAAAAGTAATTAACATGATAGGTGCTGATAGTATCGCTGCTCTATCAACTGAACTTGAAATGGAAAAAGGAGATAAAAGAGGACAAGCAAAAGCAAAAGCTATGCACGCTGGTTGTAGGACTGGTGCAAGGAGGATCGCAAAGAATAATAAGATTATGATATTTACTAATCAACTCCTTCCTGGGGATTACGGTGATGTTACTCCAGGAGGTGAGGCAGTTAAATATTATTCATCTCTTAGAATCAAGATCAAAATGAAAATGAAGTTAATTAAAAAGAAGAAATATAAATATGATAAAAAATCAAAAGAAGTAAGTAAGTCCGTTGGTGTTCTTTCTGAGTGTATAATTGCAAAATCTTCTGTTGATGAGCCTTTCCGTACTGCCCCTTTATATATTATATTTGGTGTAGGTATAGATGATATCAGGGCAAATCTTCAGTGGTTGAAAGACTCAACTGCTAATACTGTTTACTGGGCAGTTGATAAAGCTTTTTCTGTTTTGGATGCTGCTGTGAGTCATATTGAAAAAAATGATTTTGAAGAAGATCTCAGAGAGAAGGTTATTGATGTGTGGGAAGACATTGAAAAAATGTTTCTTGTTCAAAGAAAAGAAAAAAGGAGGTTTTAAATGAAAACACTTTTTAAAATAAATGATATTATTAAACATATTAAAAAAGACAATAAATATGAAATTATTGTCATGCCTGTTGACAACGATTTGTTAGAAGAATCGTGTGAACCGTTTTATAAATATTATGATAGAAAAAAAGATGTTAAATGGAATCGTTCTATATCACAAATGGAAGATGGGAGGTTTATTAAAATTGAAAACCCTTTTGATTGATACCCCATATTTACTTTATAAAGCATCTTTTAGCTTTGCCGGTTTACATGATAAGGACGGTGAAGGATCTGGAGTTATTTTTGGATTCTTAAAAGATGTAAAAACACTTGCTCATAAATTCAAAACAAACAAGTTTATGTTCCTCTGTGACAGCAAACAATCTAAACGGGCATCAATATATCCAGAATACAAGAACCCCCGTAAAAAGAAGCGCGGGGAACTCACAGAGGAAGAAAAAGAAAGGATGAAAGATAATTTCAGACAATTTGATGTTGTCAGACAATTTGTCCTTCCTAAAATTGGTTTTAGAAACATATTTTTGCAAGAAGGTTATGAAGGAGATGATTTTTTTGGTGCTATATTGAAAAAGAAAAAAACAAAACGGTCTTACATCATGGTTACTTCTGATGAGGATATGTTCCAGCTTCTTGATTATGCACCATTTTATAATGCAAATAGGAAAATTCCATATACTGCAAAAGCATTTGAAAAAGAAAAAGGAATTAAACCACTTCAATGGTCTGAGATCAAAGCCATTGGTGGTTGTCGTAGCGATAATGTGATAGGTATTTCTGGAGTAGGTGAATCAAAAGCCATTTCTTATATTACAAATCAAATGAATCCCAGAACAAAAACTTATGAAAAAATCAGAAGTGGCAGTAAAATCATCAAGCGAAATAGAAAGCTTGTAACGCTTCCGTATGAAGGAACCATGATTCCTAAATTCAAAAAGGATAAACTTACTATTGACGGTTTAAGATTTGTTTGTAAAAAATATTCCATGTATTCATTTATTGAAGGAAAAACTTTTAAGGAATGGCAAAACATTTTAAATGGGAAATTCTAATGATTCCATCGGTTATAGTAAAAGATGAAGAACAGATTGATTCTGAAGGTGTTCCAATAAAAGGGGCTTCGATATATAATGATCATATCAGAGTTCATCCTGATTATCTTGAAAAAACCAAAGACGGTTTAGAACAGATGTTCGGGAATAAAAGAGTTTTCAATGTAATGACTATGAAGGAATACAAGGAAATTAAAAATGACAATATCGGTTGCGAGTAGAAAAGCAAAAGCAAGAAACCAACAAAACGATCTCGCTGAAAGAGTGTCAAAACTCACAGGAATACCTTGCGGAAAAGATGAGCTAATCTGCGGTAGAATGATGGGCCAAAGCGGTTGTGACCTAATACTTATAGGGGAGGCAAAAAGATTGTTCCCTTTTGCATGTGAAGCAAAATGTTGTGAATTCTGGAGTCATGGTCCTTTCATAAAACAAGCAAGTACAAATGTAAAAGGATTTCCATACTGGTTGCTTGTAATGAAAAAAAACAGAATGAAATCTGTTGTTCTTATGGAATCAAAGCTATTTAAAATCTTGATGAAAAATAACAAAAGAAATCCAAAAATATTTACTCAGCATATCACCCGTAAAAATAATTGGAATTTACAATCGGAAATTGAGCATGTCAGAAATAAGATGAAAAAGAAAAAAGGATATTGGACCATTAAGTGTGGTAATAAAATGTGTTACACAGTTGTTTCCATTGATTTCTTTTTTGAGTTATACGGTTCTTCAATGATGTTTAAAAATCTGAAAGGATAAGAAATGAAAAGTGTCTTAAAGAAATTAAACCACATAAAAGCAACTCCTGGAAGCAATGATAAAATTGAATTACTTAAAGTATACCTTGAAAATGTATGGTTTAGAAAAACTGTTAAATATGCTTTGAATGAAAACAAACATTTTAATATCAAGAAACTCCCCCCATCAGATACAACAATTACTTCTGTTTTTTCTCCTAAAGAAAGGAAGAAAGAAATATTCAAATTCCTGCTTAAAATCTCTAAGAAGCTCGGGGCTACTGATTTTGAAAAACAAGACCTTGCTAATCTTTGTCAAAGTATTTATTCAAGAGAGGTTGTTGGAAAAATACTCACTAAAAGTTTAAGAAGTGGTTTCTCTGCAAAGCTTATAAACAAGGCAAGATCAGGAACAATTAAAAGAACTCCTTATCAACGGTGTTCTACAAATAAGAAACTTCATAAAATCACATACCCTGCTATTGCACAGATAAAAATGAACGGAATGTTTTGCAATGCTATTTTAGAAAATGGTAAGGTAAAGTTTCTTTCCAGAACTGGTTCTAAGTTTAAATTTGCAACACGTTCTTTGAAGAAAACTATTAATAGGGTATTTCCTCTTGGAAGCACTCCCGTTGTTCTTATGGGGGAATTTCTGATTTACAAAGACAAATCTATGACTGAGGTTATGGATAGGCAAACTGGAAATGGCATTATCAACAAGGCTTTGAAAGGGACAATATCTAAAGAAGAGTCCAACAGAGTATTTCTTGTTGTTTGGGATATGGTTCCTCTTAAAGATTGGAAAGAAGAGGTTTCAAAAATTATTTATATGGATAGGTTCCATTCAGTTCTCCATCATTTAACAAAACGGAATGTTTGTTATACCTCCCATAGAGCATTAAGAGTGGAACCAGTTTCTTTTAGATTTGTTGAAACAGAAAAAGAGGCATTGGGATGGGCAGAGGGATTAATAAATTCTGGTGAAGAAGGGATTGTAATAAAGAATTTCAAAGCAAAATGGAAAAACAACACAAGTGGTGATCAAATAAAAATCAAATCTGAAAAGGTATGCGAACTTCAAATTATCAGTTGGCAGTATGGGGCAAAGAATGGGAAATTTGAAAAGTGTTTAGGTGCTTTTAGATGCGCTTCCGGTGATAGGGGCATTATTGTTGATATAAGTGGTGGTCTTTCTCAAAGATTTAAAGGTATTGGTTCCTTTGATGAAAAGGGGAATGCTATTATTGATAAGAAAAGAATAATGGAATTTGATTCATATATCGGTAAGATTGTGGGGGTGACTTTTGAAAGTGTTATTGACAGTAAAAGAGAAGAAAATCCCAAAAGTCTTTATCTTCCACGGTTTGAATACCCTGATGATAATTGCATAAGGACTGATAAAGATTCACCGGATTCAACAAAATATATTGAAGGTGTGTGATGATAAGAATTTTCATAATATGTGTAATGATAATCGGGGGATTCAGTGATTATAAAACGATATCTGAATTAAAAAAAGAAATAGAAATTATTGAAACTAAGAACTTTGAATTACAACTTGAAATAAATGATTTATTGAAAATTGAAAATGTTCTGGGAACAGGCATTAAAAACTTTAAACATAAAACAGCTATGAAGTATAGAGGTTTAAAGGAATGATAAAAAATATATGCATAAGGAATTTCCAATCTCATTGCAAAACAAAAATGGAATTTTGCGAAGGTCTTAATGTTATAATTGGAGATACTGATTCTGGAAAGTCTGCTATTGTCAGGGCATTGAGACTTCTTATTCTAAACAAACCTCTCGGTGATAAATTTATCAATTGGAATACGCCTAAAGGGGAATTAACTTCAGTTAAAGGGAAATTTACTGATGGTTCCTGGGCTATCAGAGAAAAAGGGAAAAATATAAATCAATACAGAGTTTCCGGTTATGATGAACCGTTTTCTGCTTTGAAAGGGAAAGTGCCTAAAGAGGTTCAAAACATAACAAAACTTTCTGAAGCTAATATACAATCTCAGTCAGAATATTATTTTCTGCTTGATAAAACTGGAGGACAGGTTGCTTCTGCTTTTAATAAAGTTGCTAATCTCGACCTGATGGAACTTGTCATAAAGCAAATCAAATCTGAACTGACTGAAACCAACTCCTCAATATCTCATAATAATGATTTACTTGAAGAAATTGAAAAAGAAATTGAAAACCTGAAATGGATAACAAAAGCTCGTAGCAGGTTCCAAAAAATTGAAAAAAGAGAAATCAAAATTGAGGATAATAAATACCTCAGTTCTGAATTAACTAATATTCTTTCAGATTTCCATGGAATAAATCACGAGCTTTCTTCAATGAAAAAAACTGAAAAAGCTTTAGAGATGAGCAATGTGATAATTGATGCTGGAAAACACATCACTGAAGCTCAGGAAAGTGCTCATACACTTGATTCTATCATTTATGAATACTACGCTATACGAAATGAAACTAAGCAGCTTAAACAGCTAAAAAATCTTTCTCAGAAATCTAAAAATATAATGCAAAGTAAAGGAAAACTTGATATACTTAAAAACAGTTTAAAGGAATTGGAAAAAGTTATGGAATATCATGAGGAAATTTTTAATCAGGTTGTCTTTAGAAAAAAACAAGTGGTGTTAAAAGAAAAGAAATTAAACAAGTTTAAAAAACAATTAAAGGTTTGTCCTTTATGTGGGGGTGTCTTATGAAAATACTTTCTTGTTCCGATATACATCTTGATAATAGAAATCCAAAGTATCGTACTGGTGAATATGAAAATGAAATATTTGCAAAACTTGAATGGTTAGTTGATTATGCTATTGATAACAATATTATGTTTATCACAATATCTGGAGATATCTTTGATAAGACTGGTATTCCTTTCTCCACTATCAATCGGTTATGTAAAATATTTTATAGATACATATCAAGAAATCTGAGTAATAAAATAATAACCACATTTGGTCAGCATGATATACGATTTCATAATCCTGATTTTATTAACACTCCATACGGTATTTTGGTTTCAGCCGGGGTTTTTACTCATGTATCTGAAATCCCTTATAGTTATATTGGAACTAATTTTTATGGTGCCGGTTGGAATGAGACACCCGTGATTCCAAAAGCACATGGAAAAAATATCCTCCTGGTTCATGAATTGACTTTCAAAGAACTACAAGGTCAGATTGACAGGACTCAATATTCTTTAGGTTCTGAGACTTTAAAGAAATACAAATATGCAGATTTGATTCTTGTCGGTGATAACCATCGCCCATTCATTGTAAAGAAAGGAAAAAGAAAACTTATTAATTGTGGTTCTATTTGCAGAAAAACTAAATCTGAATTAAAATACAAACCATGTGTTTATGTTATTAATACAGGTAATAATTCAGTTGAAAAAATCAGAGTCCCTATTTTGAAAAGTAAAAAGGTATTTAATCTGAAACAAATAAAAATTGATGAAAAGAAACAAAATGTAATTGAAGAGTCCCAACCTTTGATTGAGGATTTTACAAATATATTAAAAGAATCAGGAACAACTAAACCAAATTTTGAAAAGAATCTCAACAAGTTACTATCAAAGGGTGGTGTTTCTAAAGAAGCAAAAGAAACGGTATTGGAATTAATGATCACATGTACTTTGCTTATGGAAGGGAAAAAGAAATGATTGACCAAATTAAAAAGAAAAGAAATAAACCAATAAAAATAAAAGGAAAAAGAAATGTCAAATAACACCGTAAAAGAATTTGAGGAATTAAAAAAAGAACTTGAATTGGAATTGAAAAAGAAAGAAAAAGCAGAATGGAAAAAAGAACAATTGATGAAACAATTAAAAGAACTTGGTTGTTCCACTATTAAGAAAGCAAAAAGTAAATTAGAAAAAATTAATAATGAAATTAGAGAATTAGAAGAAGAATTTGAAACTATGGTTGATGAATTCAAAAAAGAATTTGAAGATATTTGTGATGGGGAATAACTATGAATCTCCAAACCATAAATAAAAAACTTACTGAGTTCGAAAACACTTTAAAAACAAAAAAACATGATGTAAGCAAAACAAAAAGAAAGATTGATGAGGCCCTGGAAAGTCTTGAAGTTCTAAGGGAATCACAAGCTGTTGTTCAAGCTGCTTCTAAAGTAACCCAGGAACATCTTGAAGTTCAATTATCTGGTGCTGTGTCTGCTTTACTTCATGGTGTCATGGATGATCCTTATAATTTCAAAGTTGAATTTGTCCCAAAAAGAAATTCAATGGAATGTAATTTACTATTTGAAAGAAGTGATGGTAAAGAGATTAGAAGTTTAGATCCCCTTGATGGATGCGGTCATGGCACTGCTGATCTTGCAAGCATTGGATTAAAGACCTCATTTATGGTATTAAAAGAAAATTGCAGAAAAATTATAATCATAGATGAACCGTTCAGAGCTTTGGCAAAAGAAAGACATTTATTAGCTGCAAAAGTTCTTAAAGAAATAAGTAAAGAACTTGGTATTCAATTTATAATAGTGACTCACGGAATAGAATTGGCAAATGAAGCAGACAAGATATTCACGGTAGAAAAAATTGGAAATAAATCTATTGTAAAGGAAGGTTGAATGAAAGATTGTGAAAATTGCATCCATTGTTCAAAATCAATGGGAGTGTATCCATGCTCAGAATGTTGCGAAGCACTTTGCAAATGGAAACCAATAGAAGAAATCAAAACACAACTTATCAATGTCACAATAAAGGAGATTGGAATGATAGAACAAATATGTGAAACTTGTGGATATGAAGAAGGTTTCGGTGGTGATTGTAACAACCCTAATATATGTGAGGGATATGACCAATGGAAACCTAAACAAAATTTAGATTTTTGTACTCCTCAAGAATATATTCCTAAAAATAAAGACAGGGGTCCAAAAAATAACGTAAAAGAGGATAAACCGCAGCCCAGTTTAATTCCTTTAGATGTCTTGATTAAAGTTTTAGAACCAGCTTATAGGGTTGGTTTAAAAAAATATAACAGGGAATCTTGGAGAAAAGGTTTTCATACCACAACAATGATGGATGCTTGTATGCGGCATCTTTCTAAATTTTATTATGAAGGAAAAGATTTAGATGAAGAATCTTTAGGAGAATTTGGAATAGAAGTCCATCACCTCGGTGCTGCTATTTTTTGTTTAATTTCAATTTACAATACTTTAGAAACAAAACCAGAATTCGATGACCGTCCTAACAAAAAGGAGAAATAAATGTCTGAAGAAAAACTTTACAAAATAAATGATGACTACCACTTCAAAATGGATACCACAAATTTCATTCTTGTTAAGAAAACAATAACAGAAAAAGGAAAGAATATTGGTTTAGTTAATTATCCTTCCATTGCATTTTTTCCACCAAGTCAAAATGGTCTATCAATGCTGTGGAATAAGCACATGTCTTTGAACATGTTAGATTCTGATACAAGCGATTTAAGAGCTTTAAAAGATGAACTGGGGTCATTGCATTCAGACTTCCTAAACTTCATCTCAGAGCTTAATCAAACTATTCCTATAAAGGATCTGGAAAAGATTCCTAAAAAGAAAATTGAAAAAGAAGATAAACCAATAAAAAAGAAAAGGAAAATGCTAAGAAAAAAATGAAAATTGAAACAGGTATTATTTTAAAGAGAACTGGAAAAAATGATATAGTAATTGAAATGGCAAACGGTGATTTATATCAGATGTTGAGAACATCCGCTATTAAGATTTATGACAATGGAAGAGTTGATTTTGAAAAATGGAAAGCTTTTAGAGTAGAACAGGAAGAATAAAAATGATTGAATGTAAAAATATAAGACCAACCTGGGATGATTATTTCTTCTATATTATGGAAGCAGTTGCAACAAGATCAACTTGTAATCGTGGAAAAGTTGGTTGTGTTATTGTTAAGGATAACAGAATACTTTCTACTGGGTATGCTGGTGCACCTCCTGGACTTCCTCATTGTGATGATGTTGGTCATCTTATGGAAACAAGGTTTACAATCGGAAAAGAAAAAGAAACAAGACATTGTACCAGAACAATACATGCTGAAGCGAATGCAATATATTTTGCTGCAAAATATGGAATTTCTTTAAATGGTTCAACTTTATATTGTAAAATGACGCCTTGTTATAATTGTGCGATGTCTATTATTGCTTGTGGAATTAAAAAAGTAATTGTTAAAAATTTTTATCATGATGGAAAACGTTCAGTTGATATGTTTGAAAAAGTCGGTATTAAATATAATCAATTAAATGATACCCTTACTTATTGAGGTGAAATATGTTTAATAAAATAGTATAGGGTGGTATAAATGATTATCAAGGGTTACGATGTGGTTCAAATATGGAAATCCTTTTCAAATAGGAATTGACGGTGATAAATTAAAATCCCAATTCATTAAATCTTGTTTGTTTTTGTATTCTAAAAAGATATCATGGCGATTATCTTTTAAAGATTGCAAATTGAGAAGGAAAATTAAAAAAGGGGAATAATATGTCTAATCTTTCTAATGATTCAGTTATGATTACAGTAAATACTCCAAAAGAATTGCATACTAAGTTTCGATATTATTCTTTTGATAAAGGTATTTCAATGACTAAACTTATTTTAAAAGCAATGGAAGAAATGGTTGAACCAAAGAAGAAATTAAAAAATAGAATAAAAAAATGACTTTTATAGCTGAAAGTTTTGAAGAAAAAATAATGAAACAACTTAAACTCCATGAAAGTTATCGGAGATTCCCTTACTTATGCACTGTTGGTTATGGCCGCAACCTTGATGATAAAGGAATATCAAGAAAGGAAGCCGAATACCTTTTGAAAAATGACATAGCCGAATGTGAGACTGATTTAATAAAAATATTTTCAAAAACGTATGATTTAATACCTTCAAATGCTTGGTTAGTTTTTGTAGATCTTCGTTTTAATCTTGGTCCTAAAGGTTTTCGTTCTTTTAAAAACATGATCAAGAAAGCAGAAAGACAAGATTGGCCCGGTGTTGCAGCAGAAATTAAAGATTCAAAATGGTTTAATCAGGCAGGTCAAAGGGCCAAAACACTAATCAATATGATTAATTCCATTTAATAAAAAGAAAAGGGCTTTAACAAGGCAATACATATCTTGTTAAAGCCCTTTTCTGTTCGTTTACAATGAGTTTCTTTCCTTCTATGACCCTTCCATTATGTCCCCTCTATCAAACGTTATTATGTTTTAGGATTGATTGACTTAAAAGCACCAAACAATAAAGACACAATAGAATCATCCCATGCAAAGGGGGTGATTTTTGCTATGCCTTTCAATGCCGTAAATACGATTGTTAAAGTTAGATAATTGTTAGTCACAAATTCAACTATAACAGCATCAAAATTCATTTTTTCATTTCCTTATTTTAATTTAACCCATGCCCAGGCTGCAATAAACCCTCCAACAATACCACCCATACCACCAATAACAGTGTCAAATTTCTTTCGTTTTTCAAGTTTAGTTATTTTTAGCATGCAGGTTTGTTCTCTACTTTGGAGTGTCTCAAAAATAATACCTAACTTTTCGTCAATGTCGCCCTTGTCAAAATCAGCCCTGGTTATAGTTCCGTTCATTGTCAGCTCCATTATGCAATCAATCGAATTATTTCAACATTTTCAAACGTCCTCATTTTACCGGTTTGCGGTTCTCCAAAAACGATTTTATCTCCATCCAAAAACGCCAGGAGAGCATGGTTAGGGCCAGGGCCATGGGGGTTGATCACACAATCCATTACTAGCAGATCACCGAAATTCTTTGAAGATAACCACCCCCTGGCGATCCGCACGCTGTCGTCGCAATCGCGGGATTCTTTTTGATAAACAAAATACCGTGGTGAACATCGCCAAATGACATCAGCCGGATCAGCAGGGATCTGATATTCCCGATCCATGCAAATCACCTGCGCTTCTGGGCAGATTTTCCGCAACTTCCGATACAATTTACCACTTGATATCACTCCAGATATCTCTGGTTTCCATTCTTGCCAAAACCATCCCATTTTATCCCTCCCTTTTACAATTTTGATTGCTCTATTGCAAGCCAATTAAATATTTTTGAAATATGGGATTTACCAGCAATTTCAATAATTGAAAACATTTCAGCATCCATGGTAATCCATTGTCCTTCTGAAGCCTTCCATGAAGTTAAGAATGATGGATTGTCTCTAAAAGTATCCTTTAGCTCTCTGTAAGCAATTCTTGCATTATTATCGTAATCAAACAAAATACCGTTAACTTCAAAACCTGCATTCAGTTTTTCTTTCTTTTTGATATTTAAGATTTCAAGTTTTAAAGTTTTGATAACATCATTATTGGTTATATCCATGGAAATATTTTTATTTCTATAAATTTTATATTGATAAAAAACAGATTCATCAATAGTAACCTCTTCGATATCATAAGGAACCATAATGCAATTTTGAAGTTTTTTTATTTCTGGATAAATATCTGATTGAACCATATTTTATATTCCTTTTAAGTAAAGGGTTTTTGATATTATTTTCTTTGCAAATAGTTTTAAAAATAATTTTCATTTCATTATCAATTATCATATTCCACAATCCATTATGGTTTGCATATGTCAACCAACCATAATAACTCATTACAGTATTTATTATTTCTGTATATTTTAATTCCCTCCAATTCTTTTTTATATTTTTAACTTTTCTATAAAATGAAGTGACAATATCTTTTCTTACATGCACTTTATTATGAAAAAATACATAACCTAAAAAATCAATCCCATGTTCTTTTACAGGAAATACTTGGAAATTGCCTTTTAATTTTAATTTAAGTTTTTCATTAAGAAATATTTCTATTTCTTTTCTTAATGAATGTAAATAATTTTTATCATTATGAAGAATTAAAAAATCATCACAATATCGGGCATAATATTTAATTCTTTTTTCGTGTTTTATCCAGTAATCTAATGGTGATAAATATAAATTACCAAAGTATTGTGATAAATAATTTCCAATAGGAATGCCTTTAGCAGAATCAATTATAACATCTAATAACCATAATGTGTTTTCACATTTTATTTTTTTCCTTATTATTGTTTTTAATATTTCATTATCAATACTTGGATAGTATTTTCTAATATCCATTTTTAAACAATATTTTGTTTCTTTTTTATTCGAGAGAAATTTTTTCATTCTTTTTACACCATCATGTATCCCTCTATTTTTTATAGCTGAATAAGTATCTCTTATTAAAATACTTTTCCATATAGGTTCTAATATATTCATGATAGCATGTTGGACTATTCTATCAGGAAAATAAGGGAGTTTATAAATAACCCTGTCTTTTTTTCCTTTTTTAATAAAGATTTCATATTCAGAATTTATGAAAGTTTTATTTTCTAACTGTTTTTTTTATTTCTTGTAAATACTTTTTAGGATTTTTATTTATTTCCTTTACAGAAGAATAATGTTTTTTATTCTTCTGTGCATTTATATGTGCTGTTCTTATATTTTCAGAAGAACAGATTTTAAAATATAAATTACCATGACGTTTCATTTATTTTCCATTTATGTCTTTTAAGAAATTTTCGGGTTACCTACTAACTTCTGTTGTGTGACATCCTATTCTGGCAAGAGCCAAAGTAAATATAAAAAAGTTAATTTTTATAGACATAATCCTACCCTGAGAAGTGATATTCGAATTACGATTAGTAGAAGAATTATTCGCATTGAAATTACAGAGACCTGATTTCAGTCCATTCGAAAGATTCCCACCTGATTTCATAATCTGCTAATCACAATTATATTTACTTGTAAAAAAATTTTAAGACATAACCCCACCCCGAGAAGCGACAGACGAATCACGATTAGCAGAAGAAGTACTCGCAGCGAAAGTACAGAGACCCGACTTCAGCCCAACCGAAAGATGCCCACCCGAAGTCATAAGCCGCCAATCACCACTTGTATTATAATGATAACCATAAAAATATGTAGAAGAAGAACCACCCAATGTTTTAGGATATAAAGGAGCATAGTTTCCTTCTCCATAAACACTTTTTATATAACCATCATTATCCCCAAAAGCAGGGGCTTGTCCTGTATCCATATAATTAATTGCAGTATTATCAGCAAAGTTTAAGTAATCCGTAGAAGTATAAACTTTACATAAACCAATTGTATTATCAATATTTATCCCATCTATAATTTTCCACAAATGTCCAAATATATTTTCTATTCCTAAAAAAGAATTAGCAATATATTTATCCGCTGCAACTATTCCTGCCAAATCAGAATCAGTAGTTCCTAAAGCAACTAAAATAGAACCATCAGTATTACCTAATCCCAATGTTCTTCCTGTATTACGTACATAATCATAAGAATATGTAGAAGCATCCGTATACCCTGGAAGAGCTGTTTGAGAGTCCCACGTCCCATATTTAGTTACAAACAAAGCAGTGAGACTTTGATAACTGCTCCAACTTTGTTGATGTGTGTTTCCACCTCTATTTCTATATAAAACTCTAAAATCAGGACGTGTTTGATATGCCCATGGCTTAAATCCAGGCAATGATCTTATAGAATCATTAGCATTATCAGCACTGGAAGTACCATCACCAGTAATTACTGCCGATGCAGAATCATCGTATAAAACACCTTCAAAACAATCATAATAATAAAAATCTTTTCCGTTAAAATGAGGAGGTACTATTGCAGTATAGCCATTAAAAGAAAAAGCAGAAAATGAAACAAGCACATACATATAGGTTTCGTCTCTACACCACAACTCATAAAACTTAGGACTTTTACTATAAACATCACCAGCAGTACCGTCAAAAGTTGCAGCGGTTACACCATCTTGTAAATAATTTGAATCAGATGAATTGAGATAATGTTCTTCACCTGTAATACAATCTTTCAATACTCTACTATGGGCATTTTGTATTGGGTAATCTGTATATTCAGACTCAACAAATATACCGTTTACAATAACACCTTTTGTTATTACATCGGTTGTTTCATTATAACGAATTCCATATACATAATCGTTTGTGATTGGGACACCACTAATAGTCAACCCAACAAATTCAGGAGTATCAGTTGTTGATACACCTTGATTTTCATTTTCAAATGCTGCAAGTATTTCTGCATCTGTTTGGTCTGCTGTAGCACCGTCCTCAATATTTAAAATAGTACGAACTTCAGAAGCAGTCAGGTTATCTGCATTCCCAGTTGCTTTTTTACCAAGAATTTCAGAAGCACCGAGGGTTACTTTCGTAAAAGTACCTGCCCCTGTACCAACCATAACTTCATCAGCAGCAGTAAATTCAGAATCTTTAATGTATTGGGGATGGTCATCATCTTCCAAACCAGTTAAATTCCCATGGTCAGAAGCAGACGTACCGGCAAATTTAGTATCTGTAATCATTTGAACCAATGCAAAAGAACCACCAGCTTTCGGTGTGACAACTTTTCCTATGAGAATCCCAAAATCAGTTAAATGCGTTGGTTTATCAGGTTCTTCTGCTGATTCAGCTTCAGCAAGAGATCCATTACAAGAACCATATATAACATAAACATCGCCATCATCAATATGTCTATAAATCCAGAAACAAGCAAATTTCGCATTATTAACATCTGCAAGCGTTCCCGAACCATCGTCATAATGTGCAAAATCAATTGTGTTTCTTGCTGCCCCTTCTGTAAAACCAGTTCCAGGGACATCACCATACACAGGTATAAAAGTTACAGAAGCAGAATTATAAGAATTTAAATCGTATGAATTAACACCTCCATATACACTACCCACCTCCATAGTAAAATTATTTGTTCCTGAATAGGCAATTGCAGAACCACTTGCTAAAGTATGATTATGCAGAGTCATTATTCGTGTATGAAATTTTTCAGGTGCATCTTGGAAATTATAACCACCAGAAATAAAATGAACATTGTCACTGGAATCTTTCATTACTTTTCCAATGGGAATCTGTGTTCTATCAGGTGAAGATGTCCTTGTATAAGGATTAGTGGTATCTAAAACAATCTGCGGAGTACCACCATTGTAATCTAAACAAATAAAATATGTGGTATCTGCTGCTGTTATTGCCTGGTTGTCTTGTTCTGCTAATGTTTCGTAAGAAAGAACACCCAGAACGTCATCTGTAATCCTGAGAAGCGAAGTCAATGCGGCAACTTTAAATGTACCGGCATTAGTTCCTTCTGAAATTTCTCCACCAGAAATAATCATTGGTGAATCTACATGAGCATTAAGAAGAGAACCAACCTTTGTTTTTTCCTCTTCAGTTAAATGCCAAATACCACCTTGCAAATCAGATAAAGCATTATGCAAAACTTCACTGATAGGGATATTCTTATTTATGATAGTCCAGTCTGTTTCTAACGTAGGATCATCTTTTTCTGATATTAGGACATCCTCAACTTCTAAAACGGCTGTGAAGAACGTTCCTGCTACTGTGACAGTATACATTTCCCCTTTCATTATCCCGGAAGGGGAAGTATCAAGATCGGGAGTGTTTGTATCAGCATTGTAACCACCTTCATAAGTCACACCTCCAGCAATTTGGGCAGCAACATAAGCTTCCAATTTGCCTTGTGAAACAGAAGGGGTTTTTGTTTTTATTCCAGAATGCATCATTACCTCCTTATTTCAAACCATTAATAGAAAAAACAAGATCAGCGGTTGTTTTGACATAACAAACGGTTTCCCCTATTTCACAAGCAATAGATAATTCTAATCCAGAACAATAACCTCTACCGGTTCCATCAGAATTAAAACAATAATGAAATTCAACCGGGTTATCAATGTGGGTATAAACATTATCACCAGCATCGCACTGGATATTTAAAGTTTTGCATTCGTTGGCAAGAGTGATTTCTTGCCAAGAACCATTAGCTGTTAAAGATTCTGAAAATCCAGAACTACCAACTGCTGCGATATTTCCGGCTGGGTCTACTGGTACACGTTTTTCCATTTGTATTTTTCCTCCTTGTTTATGTAATAGTTTAACAGTTTAATTAAATTGTTTCAAGGTTAAGAGTTATATACATACCTTTTGTTCTATCTTTATTAATCAATATTTTATGGCACTCAAAATCTCTCCCTGTCTCAAATAACTTGATTGGAATGTTATGAGTATCTATGATCCCCTTTTGAATCTTTCTCACGCATTCAATCAAAATTGGGTACAGCATTCTTGAAATTTTCATTCCTTCTTTGAATTGTTTGATAAATAATTTAATAAAAATACTTAAATTATTTAAATGTTAACGCACTATCAAAATAAAAATTCTATTTTTGTCAATTCATCATCAACAAGATTTTCAATTGCTACTCTCAAATCATTGTTTGCAGGTAATTCAAATGGGTTTAAATTCATAGGATCAGGTGGAGTTCCTGTATCTTTTCCTGAAAAAACATCCCAACTTTTTATGGTTTCGTCCGTTGTTTCTGTGCCATCATCATGAGTTGGTCCTCTGGTGATAGTTCTTATTTCTCTTACGTTTTGAGCCGCAACAATCATATAAGGATTTTTACTATCAACAATCAGGCTTTTTAGTTTAAATTCTGAAGATAGTAACTCCTCTTCTACATGGTCAAGTCCATCTATTTCTGACCCTGAACAAAGTCCATAATCAATATATTCGTAGTTATCTATTGAATATATTCCATTTATATCAACAGATATATCAAAATCTATATCCTCCCCTTCAGAAAATGGTGATTTTATCTCATAAACATAAGAATATTCTTGTACATCTTCATAATATTTATATGGGCAAGTAAGCCATTTCATTCCGATATCACAAAACTCAAGAGGTATTGTATAGCCCCATTTATCACTCACAAAGGTGTCAGCGTTTTTGCTAACCAGAACACCCCTTATACCACCAACATTTGACAATGATGTAAGTTCATGTGATTTGCAGTTAGCATCATCCACAACAGCAGGGTATTCAAAAGTTGATGTGTTGATATATCCCTGGTACGAAGCCTCTCCTTCAGTTTCCCTGGTGTAATATAATATAACTTCATCGCCATTTTCATCAAAAACTTCGATTTCGCCTAACCAGTTACCAATTGACCTATTCGGGTCGTAAGAGGGAAGACAAACACCATTACCTGTATATGTAATCCCGCCGGTCCAAATAATATCATCTTGTATCTCTTGGCTTTGAATTGCATTAGACCCAATGGCTGTTAGTCTACTTTTGAAATTGGTAATATTGCTAATTTCAATAGGCCAACTTACTATTGTCTGACCATTATTATCTTTTATATTTTCAGCATAATTATTTAATTCCATATCCCAAAAAAAACAATCTCCATGATTGCTTTCGCAATATAAATAACCATCACCACATATTTTTATCTCATCAGGAAAACCAATTATTTTAAATTGGGAAGTGTCACCTGATTCAGGTGCTTGAACAATAACTTGATCACCATCAGTAAAAGCACCTGCTCCACCAGCAACATCAGTAATAGAACCATCACAATAATAAAAAATTGGAACATCATCTTGTACTTCACCTGTTGATGTTGTTACTGTGGCAGTATCATTATCATAATCAATATTTGAGATGATAGATTCATAAGTTATCATATCAAAAACTTCTTCAAAATTTATAGCGGAATCTAAGTCAATAGCATCTTCGTAAGGAACAGCGCATTCGGTATTCATTGGCCCTTTAAAATTAAAAGGAACGATTCTGTAATTCCCATCATAAGTACTATCACCATCCCCCCAACTTTTATAACCAAAAACTTGACAATAGTAATAATAACCATCAGCCCCTATTGCAACCCCTATGCCTATTTCTTCAAATATAGTATTTATTATATTTGCTCTATGTCCAGGTGAACCCATCCATTCATCTACTACAACACTTGGTTGATAATATCCTGCCACATTTTCCCCTGCTAAATAATCTTCTCCCGATACGTAACCATCAGAATAATTTGAATCTTCAAATCTTGATGCTGTGGTAGATCCATCAGATCCATCATGCGAAACAAATGTATTCCGTGCCATATCATCAGCATGTAGTTGTGCCATTGTATTTAATTTAGAATTTATTGTTAACGGATCTAATCCAAGTAATACTCTTTCGCTATTAGTATCAGTAAAAACTGTACTAACTGAAGATGAATTATCGGAAGAAATTCCAGAGGAACCATACATTTGTTTATTATCTTGATCCGGGTCTAATGTTAAAGTAACTGTTTTCATTAAATAAACCCATTTACCAACTTGATAGTCATAAAAATCTGTAGGGATTATATTTGTTATTATATCACCGAAAACTTCAACAGAATAACGGACATCAACACCTTCTCCAGTTTTGCCTGTAATCCATCCACCAGTAAACAACGGTGTATCATACGGACATATCATTGATAATGATGTAAATGTCTTGCCATTTACTCTAAGTTCCCATTTAAGAGATAAATATTCCCCAGGTCTAACTATGGGTTGAGTCTCTATATGTGTATATGTTTCAGGAACAGTTCTTTCCCAAACACCCGAAGAACTTTCAGGGATTTCTCCTAAATTAAAGCCATCAGAGAAAAAGTTTTTAACAATGAATGGGTAATGTTCAGTTATTTCACCTGAATTTTTTGCACTTACAGTTGAATTTCCCCAATATGATTCAGCCCTTCTACCATTTACAGGATTTTTAAATTCTATTGTTATACTTGATTGAGGTGAAATTTTATCAGAATTTTCAAATTCAATATAGGTTCTTTCCCAACTTATGTAAGGACTATCTGGTCCAAAAACAGCATGAACATAATTATCAACAGTTTTTCTAAGTAAAATTTCAATATTTATATCTGAATTTGCTGCATTTACTGGGAGCATCGGTATAGCAATGCCTCCATCTTCTTGAGTAAATGCAGAAGAAACAGTTTTATTTTCAATTGTTGTAGGTTCTATTGAACTTAAATGAATTGTAAAATTTACCATATCATTAATCCACAGGAACCGTAAAAGAATCATTATTTAAATAATCAACATCGGAATCAAAATATGATGTAGCTGTTGTTTTTATATCATAAGTTTCTCCAGTAGAACAAATTCCTTGAATTGTAATTTCCCCTTCTGCATTAGAAGTACCAGTAAAAAGAACAATACCTTCTTTAGAAAGTTCTATTGTGGCATCTGGGATAATATCATCAGACATTACATCTTTAATAGTTAATGTAATGTCTGTTATAATCCCAATACCTCCAGAATAATCAACTGATATATCTGCATACCCATACAGATCAGAACCAACCATTACAAGTATCTCTTCATCTGATAAATTAGAAGGAGCAGTTAAACATAAACGATCAAATTCAATTTCATAAGTGCATTTTAAAATAGCTAATGCAGAAGAGGGAATAGTGATAACATTTCCAGATATTAAAACAGAACCAGCACTCCCAGCACTCCATTCTGTAGAAATACAACCTATTGGCATGTATGATAAAGAAGCTGAAGTAGTATTTTTAAATGATAAATATTCCACAATTTCTTCAACATTACCCTGATTTACTTTTTTACAAGAACCAGAAGATATTTGAATTGTATATGGTTCTACACTATAAATTGGACGTACTTTTAAATACACCAATTCATTTATAGAAAAAGATATTTTTTCAATTCCATATAAAGATACATGGTATTCACCATCAAGTTCTAATTCCGCTGAAAGATCAGAAGATGTGCTTTCAGAAGAAAAATTTGTAGTAATATATGAAGATGTCATATTATGATCCCACAGCAACAATAACTACAGGGTAACTTTCTTCAGTATCCCAACCAGAAGGCATTGTGGGTGCTTCAATACTTATGCTGTGATATTTTGCATCATAGGAAGCTTCATAAACACCAACACCGTGTTGACTTGCTATTACTGTTTTATTTAAACTATCATTTGGATCAAGGGAAACTGTGCCACAAGAAACCGCTGAAATTGCAGATGCAGAAAAACTTTCAGCAGCATAAGACAAAGAAGTGTTATTGTCTTCAACGGAAGCAGGATCTTGTGCAAAAATGATTATTTCCGTTATTTCCGCAGTTTCACTTCCTTCACCAGTTGTGCTTGATGGGGAAGTGCCCTCGCTTTCACTTGCAATAAAACTTACATTAGAACAATTAGTAAATAATCTAAAATAAACAGAACCACTACCAAAAGCAAAAGAAGTATTACCTTCATTTAATTCGTCATCTAAATCCATATCAATATATAAATTAGCATCTACTACACTTGTAGAAAAACTTATTGTCAAAGAAGAATTAGCCATTTTTAAAAACCTCCAATACGTTATTTGAATTTCCTAATCCAATTGTAATTCCTACAATATAATATTTTCCATGAGGTGATTTATTAAGAATTACAGTATCACCAACTTTAATTGTTTCTGATATAGCAGAATTTACTCTTCTAATTAATCCATTTACAGAAACTTTAAATTCCCCAGTAGAACCTAATCCGGTTACTCTGGAAATTGTTACTTCCTTTTTTTCATTTGAAAATAAATTATTTATATTTGCCATTTTTTTATTTCCATTTTATTAACAACTTTTGGTCCTGAAATAGAAATACTCGAATCCATTATTTGATAATTCCCAGGGGTAATTCTATCAGTTTCAAACCAAACAATCGAACCATCATTAATATCTTCTAAGAAAGGAGATTCAAAAGTTATTATTTCGTTATCATATTTATTTGAATCAATCCAGATTTCACCTCGTTTAATTAATGTTGCTTGACTTGTCAAAAGACTGGTTGTTATTTCATCCCCTTCTTTGTCAGAATCAATAGGAGCTGTTATAACTTGTACAGAAGAAAGAAATGTACTTTGTATCTCAAAAATTATTAAAAGCTCTTCTACGCTATGCTCTGATACTTTATAACGATAATATTCGGAATCATAAGTTATTTCTGCAAGACAAGTATCCTCATTCTCTAAAATAATATCTGTTGAATATTGATCCCAGGTTAAAATTGCACTACCTCTTCCAAGCCATGAAATTTCTTTTAAAGTTCCTAATATTGGATAACTGGAAGAACCATAACCATTAATAAAAGTTATTATTTCTGTTACTTCATAATTATCTTTATTTAAAAAAGTAATAGAACCATCTGTTTGATCTTGTATTAAAACAGATGGTTCAATTGAAGGATCTTCATAATAAAAAGCTCTTATATATGTTTCTTCTCCAATAATTCTGGAATCACCAATAGTATCCTCAACTTCAAGAATCGGCGCAACTTTATCATTTGTGTCAGCAGTTACAGTGACAATATTATAACCTTCTTTTTTTTCTTCTGAATAATCAACACCATAAACCATAGCAGATGAATAAGAATGAATTGAACTTGCTATTTTAACATCAACAGGTCTTACAGGAAAAGGATATCTAATATATAAAGAACCATCGTCATTTGCTCTAATAATAGCACCGATTTCAGAAACAATTTCTTGTATGATTTCAATAGGTGTTCCTGTACTTTCATAATTATCTGGAAGCATCCAATCAAGAATATCCCAATTAATTACGGTATAAACAACCAATGATTCACATAAATCTTTAGCTGAAGTCCATTCAGATAAAGAAACAGAAACAGAGGAAGCCCATGGAGAAGATTCTTTTGCGGTAATATCCCTGCCCCAATAAGAAACTGTACCTTCAAAAGTATGTGTTCGTTCTTCAAGAAGGAAAAACATAACGGAATTTCCAATATGCACCTCAATTCTCATTTCCCCTTGAAGATTTGAGGGATCTGCTTTGTCAAATAAATCTTGAGATATTGAAGAAAAACTTATTGCATTATGTATATTACTTTGATTTTTTTCAATAGTGATTTCTGAACTAATCAAACTTGAAATATCTGTTCCATCTAAATAAATTTTATAATCAATAGATGAAAATTGAGTAGGAATTTCATAAAGAGAACCAAGTAATTTTTGAATTCCAAAAAGATCTGATAAATTGGATACATCATTGATAATTGCCTGGATTGATTGTTCAGCATCTGACAATATTAATTTTATTACTTCCGTGTCTTGTTTTCCTTCTGATATAACGCCTTGTAAGCTTGATACAGCTTGATTTAACTCTATACTGCTATACAGATACTCATTTGAAAGTAAAGGGTCTATATTAATCAATTTTAAAATAACTGATTGAACATCTTGAAGTCCTTCCGAGATGGTGATCAGCGAAGCTGATACACCATTCTCCAATTGACTTGAACTTAAAACTGATTGGATTGATTTAATAATCTCATTT